ATGGATCTCAAAAAAGCCGAAGTTAAAAGATTAGAGATTGCCCTTAAAAAATCACAGAAACCAGATTATAGTAGATTATGGTTTGTTGGCGGTTTTGTAGCCGGTGTTGGATTATCCATCGGCATCTTCTATGCCGCCGCACAGGCGAGTAAATGAAGAAAGATTTAAATCAAGTAGCAAAAATAGAACAAGCTATTGAAAAGCGATGGGGAAAGGAAGCTGTTGAGAACCCTGCTACCCATTGGGACGAAGAAAAAGAAAAAGAATATTTAGAACAACTCAAAGAAAGAGCGAGTAAAGAAGAACGATCTTCAACTACTCGTGAACATGATGGTATTTTAATAACCTCAAAACTATTTATTGATAGAAAAGCTGACAAATGCCCTGTCTGCCATAGCTTTAAAATGTCCAATAAGGATAAAGTTATGATAAAAAAGATTGGACACTGCCAGCAATGCGAATGGAAGAAAAACTAATGTACGAAGATAAAGTCCACAAAATTATTCAAGGCATCTCAGCAGCCATGGCTAACTCCTATGATGGAGCAACTGACGAGAATGGTGATCCCATTAAGATCGGTCTCCGCAGAGAAGAGGGCGATCCCGTCCTAGACAGCCGTGTTATGGATGGCTTTGGCTGTAAAATTCAGGGCGACCTTCTAATTGTTAAATATAGTACAGAAGAAAATATCAAAGGTCTTCGTGGTATCCACCATATGGGACTAGAGAAGTACCAAAAAGAAATCGAGCAAAGAATGGCTGATATTATCAAGTTCATTAAAAAAGAAGCCAAAAAAGCTACTGGTGCTAATGTTAACTTAAAGCTAGATGGCGAAATTGACATTCTCATTCAGCCCATGAACAAGGTTCGCACCATGGTTTCCGCAGTTGGTATGTACAAGATCGGTGGTATGAAAGCCCAAGAAGATCCTAAGCCAGAAGGCAAAACAAGAAACGAAGCAGACTTCTACAAGAGCTTCATCTCAAACCTCAAGGAAGAGAAGCGAAAGAAGACTCTAGGTTACAAGCCTTTTTGGCGAAAGTCCTAGTTATTTAGATGGCTTTTAAATTAACTAAAAAGCAAATTGTAGCTGAAATTATCCGCTGCGGAAAGGATCCGGTTTACTTTATTAATAACTTTTGTAGGATCTCTCACCCGCTAGAGGGTACAATTCCATTTAAGCTTTATGATTTTCAAGGCGACTGTATTGAAAAATTCAATGAGCACCGCTTTAATGTAATCAATAAAGGTCGTCAGCTAGGCATCTCAACTACAGCAGCAGCTTACATTTGCTGGATGATGCTTTTTCACAGAGATAAGAACATCTTAGTTGTAGCTACCAAGCTTAGTACAGCATCAAACTTAGTAAAGAAAGTAAAGTTTATGATGAAATCACTTCCAGATTGGATGATGATTGCTAAGATTACTACAGACAATAAAAACTCTTTTGAGTTAGCTAACGGCTCACAAATTAAAGCTTCTTCAACTTCCGGTGATGCTGGTCGTTCAGAAGCTCTTACCTTATTGGTGATTGACGAGGCTGCTCACATTGAAGGCTTAGAAGAGCTTTGGACCGGTCTTTACCCTACACTGTCTACTGGTGGTCGTTGTATTGCCCTATCAACCCCTAATGGTGTTGGTAACTGGTTTCACAAGATTTACACAGAAGCAGAAGAAGGCAAGAACGACTTTAACACAATTAATTTACCTTGGCATGTCCACCCAGATAGAGACGAAGAGTGGTTCACAAAAGAAACTCGCAACATGTCTCGTAGACAAATCGCGCAAGAGCTTGAATGCTCATTCAACTTTTCAGGTGAAACACTTATTCACGGCGAGGACTTAGAGAGGCTACAAAAAGGTTTATGTGAACCAAAATACAAAACAGGTCACGATAGAAACTTTTGGATTTGGGAACCTTATGAGCCCGGTAAAAATTATGTTTTGGTAGCCGATGTTGCTCGTGGCGATGGTAAAGACTTTTCAGCTTTTCAAGTTTTTGAAACAGACACAATGACTCAAGTAGCTGAGTATCAAGGCAAACCCACTCTTGATGTTTACTCAGAGATGATCTTTGAGGCTAGCAGAGAGTATGGCTTTTGCTTAACCGTAGTAGAAAACAACTCTATTGGTATGACTGTTTTGGATAAATTAAGAGAAAGCAAGCATCCAAATGTTTATTTCTCAATAAAACACTCACATGCTTATATTGATATGTATGAAGCCGAAAACAGCACAAGAGCCGTCCCAGGTGTTACAATGTCTTCTAAGTCTAGACCACTAATTATCGCTAAGTTTGAAGAGTTCATTCGCACAAAACTAATTACAATAAAGTCTCAAAGACTAGCAAACGAAATGAAAACTTTTATTTGGAACAATGGTAGAGCAGAAGCAATGAGAGGTTACAACGATGACCTTGTAATGGCTTGTGCTATTAGCTGTTGGATTAGAGACATTGCTTTAGTAGCCAACAAAAGAGAAATGGAATACAAAATGGCTTTTGCTGGGAATCTAAAACAAGGTAAGAAAGAATTTAACACTAAAATTCCTGGTCAAATAGGTTATACTAATCCAAATAAGAAGTTAAGACAACAGCAGAATCAATATAAAAATTTTGCTTGGTTATTTAAGGGATAAAAAATGGCAGACCAAAGTAGAAATCCAAGGAACAAAGTTTCTCCACTTTTTAAGGCTCTGACAAGAATCTTTTCTGGACCGATTGTAAACTATAATCAGCGACAGGTAGCTCTTGATAGAAGAAAAAACTTAAACAAGTATTCAAATAAATTTAAATCACTAGCAGGACTAGACTTCAAAAAGTCTCGTTATAATCCATATGACTACATGCAGACTGCTATTATGGTTAATCACAACCGAGCAGAGAGATATTTAGATTTTGATCAAATGGAGTACATGCCCGAGTTGGCTTCGGCACTAGACATTTATGCCGATGAGATGACAACTCATAGTATTCTAACACCATTATTAAAGATTGATTGTCACAATGAAGAGTTAAAGTCTATTCTTGAGGAACTTTATTATAATATTCTAAACATTGATTCTAACTTATTTAGTTGGTGTCGCAACATGTGCAAGTACGGCGATTATTTTCTGTACCTAGATATTGATGAAAAGATGGGAATTACCTCAGCAATTGGATTGCCTCTCAGGGAAATTGAGAGACTAGAGGGTGAGGACAAAAAGAATCCAAACTACATTCAATATCAATGGAACAGTGGTGGATTAACTTTTGAAAACTGGCAAATGGCTCACTTTAGAGTGCTTGGTAATGATAAATACGCTCCTTATGGAACTTCAGTTCTAGAATCAGCCCGTCGTATTTGGAGACAATTAACTCTAATGGAAGACGCGATGATGGCTTACAGAATTGTAAGAGCACCCGATAGAAAAGTCTTCAAGATTGATGTTGGTGGTATTCCACCAGAAGACATTGAGCAGTACATGCAAAAAGTCATTACCAACATGAAGAGGCACCAGTTGGTAGACCCAGATAATGGACAGATTGACCTTCGCTACAACCCAATGTCTGTAGAGGAAGATTACTATCTGCCAGTTCGTCAAGGATCAGCAACAGAAATTATAAATCTCCCTGGTGGAACCAATGCTGCTGCTATTGACGATGTAAATTACCTAAGAGATAAACTGTTCTCAGCTATTAAGATTCCAAAGTCTTACTTATCACAGCTAGATCAGATGCCAGAAGAGAAGACAACCTTAGCTCAGAAGGACATTCGTTTTGCTAGAACAATTCAAAGACTACAGAGGTCAGTTGTCGCAGAGTTAGAGAAGGTTGGTATTATTCACCTTTACACTCTAGGTTACCGAGGCGAAGACATTATCTCTTTTGACCTTTCACTTAATAACCCAAGCAAGCTAGCTCAGATCCAAGAGCTTGAGTTTATCAAGCAGAAGTTTGAGGTTGCTGGAGCAGCCCAAGACACAATGTTCAGCCGTCGTTGGATTGCTGAGCATATCTTTGGTATGGATAACGAAGAGTTCCTTAGAAATCAAAGAGAACGATACTTTGATAAGAAAGTTGATAAGTCGCTTGAAGCTTCCGCAGAAGAGCCCGCTTTTGATGCTCCTGCACCCGCCGCAGCAGGTGGAGAGTTGGGTGCTGAAACTGATCTTGGTGGTGATCTAGGTGCAGAGGCAGGTGCAGGTGCCGGAGACGAAGCTCTTGGTGGAGCACCCGCAGAAGCCGCACCAGAGCCAGCCGCAGAACCAGCAGCCCCCGCAGCAGCAGAAGAAACAACTCCGCTTCTAGTTGAGCCAGGAGCAGCCAAAAGAGACGATGGCTTAAGCCCAGTT